TGAATGATTATGGCGATTACCGCACATTCTTTAACACTGTAATGGAAGAACTAAGAGATGCTGACTTGCGTGAAGCATCAGTTACGGCTAAGAAAATATATGATAGCTACATCTCTCAAACTTCTTACGCAGCAGCATTGTGGTCTGGTATTGCTGGCTTCTATGGTAGGTATCCTCGTATTCCGTTTGGTAGACCGACTTCGTTCACTGAGCATAATCGCACAACCTTTGAGAAATGCTATCCGTTTGCTCGTAAACTAGAAGCTGAGTTCAAACGTTTGCTACCTGTACGATATGGTCGCCAACAGAAGTGCGCTGAGCAAATGGACAAACGATTCCTTATTGGCGAGGATACTACCTTTACTACGATTACTGTAAATACAACCACCAAAGATCGTAACGCACGTATGGCTTGTCATCGTGATGCTGGTTCTTTGAATGAGGGTTTCAGCAATCTAACAGTAGTTACCAAAGATGGTACAGATTGGAAAGGCGGTTATCTCTGTTGCCCTGAAGTTCGTATGGCTATTAATGCTCGTCCAGGAGATCTACTGCTTGTAGATAATATGAGAATCATTCACGGTAACACTCCGATCGAAGCACCTGACTCAGGTGAAGATGATATGCTTCGTATGTCGCTAGTATTCTACTTCCGCGAGGATATGCTACAGCTTGGCTCGTATGACTATGAGGTAATCCGCAGACAGTTTGTTGATCATCGTAGACTTAACAAAGAGCATCCTATGTGGCGTGATCGATGGAATGGCGTATCACCTTCAATGTGGGACTCTGATGAATGGTACGAGTATCTTGAATCTACTGGTGGTCGAGAAATGGTAGAAAAGTACCACCCTGAAGCATATGAAGAAAAAGCAAGTTTGGAGGAGTTCTTCTAGTGTGCGCAGTAATTGGTATTGAGATAAGTGGCGTAACTGCTAAGGATATATCTTCTATCCGTCACCTATTCATTGAATCTAGGATTAGAGGCAAGCATGCCACTGGCGTATCTTACCTGAAAGAGGGTAAGGTTCATACCATTAAAGAGCCAGTAGATGCTGTTGAGTTTATGAAGAACAATAATCCAGCAGACTGGGTTGACGAGAATGGAGATATGAAGGCAGTTGCTCATTGTCGTTATAGCACTTCTGACCTTAGATTCAATCAACCTATTGCGGATGAGGGTTTATCTCTTGTTCATAATGGGGTTATCTCTCAAGAGTTACCAGAGAACTGGAAAGATCTATACGAGTTAGATTGTGAAACGGCAAACGACTCTGAGTTACTGTTTCATCGACCAGATCCTACTGCTTGGGAAACCGCATCAATTTCTGCTTTACTTTTGGACAGAAATGGTATACAATATATGCGTAATGGTAAACGTCCACTTTGGACAGCCGAAGTTGATCGAGGTAAGATATACTCATCAACTCAAGATATTATTAAACGTAGTGGATTTAAAACTTTAGAAACCAGCCGAGTAGATTATGCTGGTGAAGACTTACAACCTTAAAGGTAAATTGTTATGTATGATAAAAAAGACTTTACTTGGGGATATGAAATTGAATGGGGCGATATTGACCGCAGGTTAGAAATACCCGAACATCTTGGTAGTTGGGAATACTCCGAGACTGACGTAGTTAATCTACGAGATCCTTATAGATACGTTGCCTGCGACCCTCTAGGTGAAGACCCTCCGTTTGGCGGTGAGGTTAATACCAAACCGACTAAAACTTGGGAAGGACAGGTAGACCGTATCCAAGAGGTTAAACAGTGGTTTATTGATCAGGGTTGCGAACCTACTTCTAACTGCCTCAGCCATTCTCACCTACATGTTTATGTACCAAAGCTGACTGAAGATCTAGACGCTCTGAAGCGTTTGATAAAGTACATCAAAGATAACCAAGCTGATGTTGTCGAGAACTGCGGACTCTTTCACGAATCTGGTTCAATGAAGAAAGCAAAAGGTGCTAAGATGTACATGAAGTATGATGGTGGTCGTCAAATGCCTGAATACATGGCAAACAATATCATGAATCTTGCTACCGACTTTGATCACTTTATCAAGTTACACGCAGCAGGTAAGGATGGAGTTTCTATGGGTAGACCTTTCAGATATGCTATCAATACCTATTGTATGAAACACACTGGTACGATAGAGTTCCGTTGCTTCCGTGCTACAACTGAACGCAAGCATATGGAGTCTATGTTCCGCTTCGTTGAAGCATTTATAGATGCTGCCCTAAACGGTGGTCCAAGCGTAAAAGAAATACTATCGGAAGGAGACTATGAGTTCCCTCCATTTGATTGGAATTTGAACCAGTGGGTCGGTCATCAGAAAACTAAATGGGCTAAAGAACGTGGAACTAAAAAGCGTGAATACCATGAAGTTGCGTAAAACTACAGCAGAAGAATTTACTTCTGCCATTACTACTGATCCTGCAGACAAGTTCGCCAAAACATTTGTAACAAAGGCGAACATGCAGGGGCAGTGGGATTATTGCATTGGTCTCTGGGACGGTAACGACTTACTCGGAGCAATCATCACAACTGTGTCAAAACGTTCGCCAAAAGTAGCGAACCTTCAACTGCTTCATACTTTTGCTAATCATAGAGGTAAAGGGGTCGGTAGAACACTTTGTATCGAATCTTTACAAAGGGCAAAGGCAGATAAAGCACTATACTACCGTGTTTCGTCCGAGCCAGATGCTGTTGCCTTTTACGAGAAATGTGGGTTTCAGTTTCTAGGTAAACAGAAAAGCGGATGTCAATTATCAATGTTCCGTATCAATAATACATTTCAAGATGGTTACTATGATATATCAGACCCAACAATCTTTGCTGCAGTAAACAAGAAAGGTAAAGGTGGTTGTGTTGAAGTGTTTGTAGAGCCAGAAGGACTCACAGAATTCTTTTAAAAAAAACCTTTACTTTTGTGTCATTTTATTATATAATACTACTTGCTTGACCGAATAGAGGAGAAAAGCACGTGTTGACTAATAACGTATATGTTTATGCATATCGCAATATTGAATCCAGTAAGATGTATATCGGGTTACAACCAGCTGGTAAATCATTCTACATTTCATCATCCGAGAATCCAGAGTTTTGGCAAGACTACAGTTGTGGTCTACTCAAACGCAGTATAATCTATGTGGGCAAAGAGCAAGATCTAGATATCGCAAAAACCCTTGAGTGGTTTGCCCTCAAGTATGGCACCAAAGTATCCAGAGACCTCATGTACAATTATAAGAATAATGCGCATTGTGTTGACGAGGCACTTATCACTCCAGAGATGAAGGAAGTTATTATTGATTATATCGAGGGTAAGACTGACGGTATTGAAATCGAAAACTCCTTTGCTGATGAGAATCAAAGAATCAAAACAATTGCCGATAATATAGCAGGTAGCAAATACGATGTTCAACAAGTGCCTTTGAACCAGTTATCATCGTACAGTAAGAACCAAGTCCGTGTAGAAACTATTAAGCCACATCATGTGAGTAAACTAGTAAACGCTATGGAAGAGAACCCAGAGAAGATATCTGAGTTACTCGACCCGATTACAGTTGTGGTTAAATCTGATGGCGAGCGTACTATCCTAGATGGTAACAACCGAACTGCTGCCCTTATGAAAGTCCGAGGAATATCTACTGCTCCTGTTATCTTTATTAACGAGTCGGAGTTTGGCTCTAATGAGAAAACTAGGAAAACGAACTACAACTTCTTTGGTATGTTAATGAACAAAGAGGGTGATAAGATTCGTGAGTATAATAGCGATGAAGATATCAAACGCCAGATGCAAAACTTCATCCTCGAGCAGAAACTTGATATATCGCAACCGCTACAAGAGGAGCGAGCAAGGAAACTAATCTATGATAGATTCATCCTTGTAATCCCCTCTAAGAAAAAGCTAAGTGGTTTGTTTAAGTCTGTTCAAAACCGCATACAGAAAACAGAGGCATCTCTGAAGTATCAATCTAACATCATTGCTTATGATGATGCGTTCTTTGAGCGGTATGAATGGGAAAACTATGGTAAGGATAATATCGCTACTGTTCATGCTCAGATGTCTAAAGCAAAACATGGTCAAGCGTTTGGTTATATATGTCGTAGAATGAAAAACGTCAGTGCCGATAAAGGTGCTATTGTTCTTCACTATACTTCTAAGATGGAGATCGCTGAGCATGAAGATGGCTCTTGGTTAAAAGACCTAAAAGATACCATCAACTTCCACCAGCTAGATATTCAGGTTGATGTACTTCCTGCATTTGAAGAGTAATATGGATTATAGATTAAAACAAAATCGTAGAGAAGCATTCATAAAGTGGTATGCTTGGTCGGTAGAATATAAAGACTGCGACCCTGCCGTATGGATGACTAACTACCTCAATGATAGATTCGAGCATAACTCAGAGCAGAGAATATGGTTGTCTTGGTTATATGGCAACACATATTATCTGCCGACCGCTTGGATCCTTATCAACGAGTTCCCCGACTTCGAACTTGCTACCTATGACCGCATGAGTCTTTGGAACACTGAGAACTATAAACGTCTCAGATATCAAACAGACACTAAGTGGTCAAAAGGTCATTTGCCAGATATGTTCAAGTCCTATGCGGAGTTTGTTGGATCTAGATCTCAGCGTGAATCGTTCGAGTCTCTTATGGGTGATAACGAGTATGTCAACTTTGATAACCTATACAACGCAGTTACAGACAAGTTCTATAAGTTTGGTAGATACTCTACTTGGTTCTTCCTACAGCATCTAAACCATACTGCCCATATACCTAACGTTCCTAGGACTTTACTCTTAAAGGATTATGGTGGTTCTAGATCTCACCGCAATGGTTTGTGTATGGCTCTCGGTAAAGATGATTGGTATGATGCTAAACTTACGCCAGATGAATATCAGTGGCTAGAGGATGAGGCAAAGTCTATACTAGTTGAGATGAAGAGTAGATTCTCTCACCTTGATAAAGATCTAAATACATTCACTATGGAAACTGCTCTCTGCGCATTCAAGAAGATATTCCGTGAGCATCATGGTAGATACTTGGGTTACTATAATGATAGAGTTGCTGAAGAGATCCGTAAAGTCGAAGCAGATGACTGGGCTGGTATTGAATGGGAAGTATTGTGGCAGGCTCGTGAGGAAACTCTAGACGAGCGTGTATATGAAACTAGGGTTATCAATAAGTCTAAGTATTCTGAGTTTGTATCAACTGGCAACATTGATAGATTGAATTGGATGTTTAACGAAGACAGTCAAGTGGTAATGGGTCTTGACGCATTTATGTAAAGGTATAATATGAAACTAATATATTTGATTGGACTTCCAGGATGCGGTAAGTCTACTGTAATGAAAGAGTTTATGAGTCGCTATAATGATTGGGTTACTAACCGACCAATCGATCTACTCGATAGTCATACCTCTGGACACCTACGTGTTCTAGGCAAGTACGAGGAAGGAGAGACGTTCTCTGGCACCGATAGACTATCAATGGCGGTAGCACCCAAAGCAATTGAATACTATAGCGAAGATCGTGACGAGGTAGTAATTGGCGAGGGTGACAGACTCAATAATGGAGGTTTCTTTGATTGCTTTGACGACAAAGTTATTGTTCACTTGACTGTATCTGACGAGGAAAGGCAACGGAGATACGTGCAACGTGGTTCAAACCAAAGTGACAAATTCATCCAAACTGTAAAGACTAAAGTAAGTCGTATTGCTGAGAAGTATGGCGACAAGGTTACTCTATTTGGTGAAGAAGAAGGATGTGTCAAAGAAATGAGGCACGAAAACGTTGACGACACGAAAAAAGTAGTTGACTTTATACTATCATCTATAGTATAATAGGGGTTATTATGGATTATTGTTTAACTATATTTAAAAATCGTTTCGATAATGAAACTCATAAGCGTATGAACTTCGAGAAGTGGGAATATCTTGAAAATACGTTTCTTGGGTTGAGTAAAGCTGCAGTAGAGAATAAGCATGATGCTTACTTAATTTCACCCGCAATTTATGAACCAAATACGACTAGAAGAAATGTAAACG